TATTATCATTGGTGGATTGAGATGTAGAATTATTGGTTTCTGTCTTATTAATTGCCTCGGAGAACATTTTCTTCAAACGTTCTACTTCTGAGACCTTTTCGTTAGATTGGTTTACCTCGTTGCGAATTTCTTCTCGACGAGATTCTTGTGAACGAAATAATCCACCAAGAACACCATTTTTTGGTGCAATCCCATCCATGAAACTTTTTTTGAAGTCCTGTTTGAAATTGCTGGCACCTTCTTTGAGTCCAACAACTTGACCCTCTTTTCCAGGTTCTCTATTTGCACCAAACATACTATTCTTCAAACGATTAACGAATGTATCGTCTTTGCCCTCTAGGGTCAATCCTTCTGACTTAAATCTTTCATTTAGTGTTTGGTTTTGAAGATTCTTTCCAATCTCACCAAGTTCTGTTGGTCCACCACCTTCGCTTCTAGCAATCATTTTTGCCGCAAGGTCGTTAATATCTTTCAGAGAGTTTTTAAATTCTTCGACTGTCTTGAATTGCAATTTTGTAATTGCATCCAATGTGTCTTCCATTAATTTCTTATCTTGTTTCTCTAACGATGATATTGCTGCAGTAGTATTCTTTTGAATAGATTCAATAAAACTATCGACTAATCTTGCTGATGCTTGCTTATCTGAAGGTCTATTTTTATTGAGATCAAGAAGTTTGCGAATCTCAGAAAACTGTTTGTCCCTGTCGTCGGACTGCATTGGTTTTGCCCCAGAACTTGAATTGTTCTTGGCGGTTTCTATAACCTTGGCAAATCTTTCCGACGTGGAGTTAGGTTCCATTAATACTGCTGCCTTTGTTTATCTGCTTTTTCTTTTAAATGTAATGACAATAAACCAACATAAACTTCCCTCTCCCAAGGCATCATATTTTCAAGTTCACTTAATGAGTATTTATGCTCATGCATTAAAATAAAGTTGGTCTTATAATGATTCCTCAAGTTATCATGAGAAAGGGTTATTCGAAAAAACTTTCTACTCCATCCAGGAAAACAACGTTGTGAGTTGAACAATTTGCACAATCATATTCGATCTTGTGTTCAATTCTGGGCATAGAGAGAAAGAATTCTGTAATCTTCTTAAACTGTTCGGAAGTTAGATTGTCAACAAATTGTTCTACTTCTTTTCTTTGAATGTCTTTGGTAGTGAAAACTTCCTCGGCAGTATATACACTGTCGATACAAGAAACAACCAGATCGTATGTTGTAGAATCACCCTTCATATCAAGTGCGGTTGGATATCGCATAATAACTCCGAGACCACTGCCAACGTCAATCTTATTTGTATGTCCGTCGGTAAGTGTCGGTTTGATTGTCGTCAGATCAAGTTCCGCTCCAGTTTTGTGACCACACTCACCGCAGACCAAATTAAACTCAGTTACCTGACCAATAGATTCGGATCGAAGTTTAATGAAGATATTCTGAAGTTCAAAGAATGGTAGTTCGCTGCCTGTCAGTTTGCCGAAACTACAAACATTTGTAATTTCTTGCATCGCATTTAGCATCTCGCTTTGGTCCTCAGATTCAGATGCGAGAATTAATAATTTTTCTTCTTTGACCAAAAATGGTCTGAATTTAACTTTTTCTTTAGTTCCAATCATTTCAATGTAAAACGTTGGTGTTTCCATAACAGGTAACATAATATTCTCCTAATAAATATAAAAACGGATTTAACTGGAACCTCCAGGTAGAGTGTTCTGTTGTCCAAGCAATTTACCAACAAAGTTTGAACCTCTTTGCACAACATTTTGATCCTGATACCAATTCCTAAATGTAAAGGTTACTGGTAGTCTAACAAATTGTGTATTGGACCATGCCAATGATGCAGGTGCCATTGATCTCGGCCATGCTTCTTCGATGATCCATTTATTGGTTACTTCGTCTTTTTGGTTCAATGAGTATAATTCTATTTGACATGTATAGTCTTCATAGTAATTAACATATCTCGTGTTTTCATCTACAATTTCGCGCATCCATGTGTCAAAGTATTTCTTTACTTTCCAATCTTTATCACAAAGGAAAGTAAACGTTGCAGATTCACCATTGTAGTCTAGAAACGTTGCCCGATTTTCAACTCGGTTATTATACTTGTATGGTTTAGATCCCATCATTAATCCAGGAAAGATTGCCTCTTCACACATAAGCGAAATATACTGTGTGTTAGCATTTTCTGGGGTGTTTTTCGACCCAGCAAGAAACTTCGTCGCATCGTTTATGCTAAAATTCAAGATTGGAATGTTAGTATCCAGAATTGCATTGGTGACGCTATTTGTTATACCATTCAAGCATTTCGGTGTTCCGATAATTACTTCGAATCTGTCCGATCTTGCCAAGTCCTTCTTGCCAACTTCTGCGAGGAATTCTTTGAGACCATTGCCTGCCATTAATATTTACTCCTGGAGTCTCTGAATACTTCTTCTTTTGTTTTTTTCTGGAATGCTTCAAGAGGTAGAAAAATGGCACTTTTCCAGTCGGATGGATTTATCTTCATAAATCTTGATTGAACATGTGTAGTTAAATAATGTTTGATGCAAGGTTTTACTTCGTTTGCGCTGCTTATACCTTGCAACATTTGATACGACATTCTAATTTTAGTTGTAGGACTAAGTGTTTTCGAGTCTGCGAATTTTAACAACTCGCCTAGAATCTTTCCTCTAACTAAATATGGTGCATAGTGTAGATTAATACCATAAAACCCTCCAGGTGCTGGACCGAATGGCAGCACTAACGGGAAGGCATCATAGAATGGCAATTCGTTTTTCCATTTTGGATCGTAATAATACATATACATAGAACCGATTTCGATGTTTGACTTTAGTTCTCCAATATCAGATTGCATTGCTGTAGTCGGCGATAAACTTGCGCCGACTAGTTTTTGAGCATTGCGCATATACCACCAGATAGACTTTTGTCCATCTCCAGCTTTAGCACGAAGGGTTTCGAACGGATTTGCCATAATAACTATTTATTCGTTATTCCCAATTCTTTTTCAGTTAATATCAGGAATTTCCACTTTCTATCTAGACAGAACTCAGTTGCTGCTTTCCACTTTGCTTGATTTACACCCCAAGTCATTACTTCTTGAAGAAACTGTTTTGTTTTTCGTTTTGGGATTTTTGGTTCCTGTGTAAACTTGGCAGGTTTAATTTCGATCAAATACCGTTGATCATTTACCTTGATATAGAAGTCGACGAAGTATCTGTGGGATCTTCCATCAACAGGAGATCTATATGGTATTGCAAGTTCTTCTGAACCCCACTCGGAAACACTATCATTTGCATCACACCACTTCATAAACTTCAATTCATAACTGGAACGGAAAATGATGTTGGTCGGATCCCCAATATACTTATTGGGTTTTTGAATATTGTATCTACCTTTTAGAGAATCTTTTGAATAAACCATATAAATATAAGAAAATACCAATCTAAGGGATATTTATAAGTGGCAGAACCATTACCGTTAGCCTTTAATGAAAAGGATGCTGCGAGAGAAGCATTTAATTCTAAATTTGGAGTAGGAAGCGGCGGTTTGCTTCGGTATCCACTTGACTTGACTGATCAGTCTCCGCATTATATTATCTTTTACCCGCTGGTAAGAGAAGGTTCACGTCTTGGCGAAAATTTTAAAAACACAGGCGGACAGGTCTTTGATAAGAGTTCCCAAAATGGTCAACAGCCAGGTAAAGCGACTGCCCAATCTGCTGCCCTCGGTGCAGGTATTGGCACTGGTCTTGGTATCGCCGAACAGTTGGCTAAGGGTGGGGGCAAAAATGCAGGTGGTGTAACTCTTGGTGGTATACTTGGTAGCGTTACCTCTGTAATTGCTAAGGGAGTAATAGGCGGTGCTGCTGGTGGCGCAATTGGCGCATTATCAGGAAGTCAGGAGTTATATACGGGTGCTGGTGGGATTGCTCTCCAGATGCCCGAAAATAAAATGTCTTCTGGGTATAAAGCAACATGGAAACCCGATGAAATGGGTGCGCTACTTGGTGCGATCGGTGCTGGTAACCAATCTTTGCTGGGTGCAATTAATCCGCTAAGTCCAGATAATATGAAACTGGCGTTGCGTTCTGGTGGTAAACTTTCGAAAGTTTTGAGTGATAATGCTGTGGATGTCAATAAAGTATTAGAATCTAATACCAAAAGTGTGACGAATCCATACAAAGAACAATTCTTTAAAGCAATGGAGAATAGATCATTTGTCTTTGAATACAATTTCGCCCCAAGAAGTTTAAAAGAAGCAGAAGCAATTTTTAGTCGCAGAACTGCTGCAGGTGGAGATAATATGGGAATTATTCAAAAGTTCGCATATCATATGCACCCAGAACTTAGAGACTCAGGATACTTCTTCAATTATCCATCAGAATTTTCTATCGTTTATTATCACGCAGGAAAAGAGAATCAATATGTTCGTAAAATTTCCACCTGCGTTCTTACTGGTATGACAGTAGACTATGGTAGTGATACTGGATTCACAACGTTCAAAGAAGGTATGCCAACACATGCTACTATGCGATTAGAATTCTTAGAACTAGAACTGATGACCGCACAAAGAGTTTATCAAGGATTTTAAAATGTATTTTAGACAATTTCCAGTACTCAGAGGTAAATTCGATGGCACGTTTAAGGGTGTTACGGATATTTTCTTACGAGTCGCGCCACAAACTCCTATCAAAAATGTAGAATTTTTAGAAACAACGTATGTTCAAGATGGAGAAACTCCAGAATTACTGGCGTTTAAAATGTATGAAAGAGAAGATTATCATTGGATTCTATTATTGATCAATAATATCGTTGATGTTCGCGAAGAATGGCCAAGAAAAGATAGAGAT